GCTACACGCACTGAATGTAGATACTACACCAGAAAAACTATTAAAACTTAACATGAGTATGATTGATGATGTTGCTAAAACAATTAGTGACTTTATGAAAGATTACAAGGCAGAATATGCCGATGCAGAAGATGAAGACAGACCTAAAGTATTGTTTGTAGTTGACTCGTTAGGTATGTTATTAACACCCACCGATGTTGACCAGTTTAACAAAGGTGATATGAAAGGTGACATGGGTCGTAAGCCTAAAGCACTAACTTCATTGGTTCGTAACACAGTTAATATGTTTGGACAGTACAATGTAGGACTACTAGCAACTAACCATACATATGCATCACAAGACATGTTCGATCCAGATGATAAGATCTCAGGCGGACAAGGCTTTATCTATGCAAGTAGTATTGTTATTGCAATGCGTAAACTTAAACTTAAAGTTGATGCAGACGGTAACAAAACATCACAAGTATTTGGTATTAGAGCGGCGTGTAAAGTAATGAAATCTCGTTACGCTAAACCATTTGAAAGTGTGCAAGTTGAAATCCCATATGAAACAGGTATGAGCCCATACAGTGGCTTAACTGACTTCTTTGAAGCAAAAGGTTTGTTAAAGAAAAGTGGAAACAGTTTAGAATACACTAGCACCGTAACAGGTGAAGTAATTAAAATGTTCCGTAAACCTTGGAATGCAAACAAGGACGGCGCATTAGATATCGTCATGTCAGAATATGACAATGATGTAGCTGATGCAGAAGAAGAAATTATGGATAACATTGAAGAAACTACAACGGAGGTGGTAAATGAATCTTGATGAAGGAGATTTTGAGTTTATTTTTAACTTATATGACGAAGCACAAAACTTTATATCTGATAAAGATAAACCAGACTTTGCTCGAAGAACAATATACCAGCTTCTCGACTTTGGGTTTGAACTAAAACCAGCGTATAAAGAAATATCTGATCATTGCGAATACTTAGGTGAGGCACTCGATGAACACTTAGAGCAAGAAGAAGAAGATGAAGATGTTTTTGATGAATACAATGAAGATGACGAGGAGTTAGAATACTAATGAGTGTATGGTATCGTAAAGTTACAGCAAATTTAGGAGAGATAGTTCCGGCTATCTCTCACTATGAAAAGCAAATTGATGAAGCACGATTTGAGTGCAGTATGAAAGGTGTGTTAGAAAAGCAAAGTAGAGACATGCCAGGTATTGTAGAACATAGATTTAATCAATTACAGGAAGTAGAAGCAATACTTGAGTTTCTACATACCGAAATGCGTACATTACGATCCAAAACATTTCGTAAGTTTTTAGAAAACTACAATAAAGCACTTAGCTCGCGTGATGCAGACAAGTTTGTTGACGGCGAGCAAGATGTAGTAGATTTACAATATCTTATCAACGACTTTAGTTTGGTAAGAAACAAATACATAGGCATTATTAAGGCATTAGAAGCCAAGCAATTCCAGATCAATAATGTAGTTAAACTACGTGCCGCAGGATTAGAAGATATTTCACTATAAAAAGGTTGACAAGTAAGACTTCTTGCCGTATACTATACTTATAAATAGAAAATGTTCGATAAACACTTAATTTTACCACTGGAGACACAAATGAATAAAACACCATGGCCAACTATCACAGTTATTGATGTAATGTGTGCCGCAGTCTTGGTTTATAAAGATCAAGGATTTGTCCGTAGTGGGCAAGGTTACACAGATACTGATACACAAAGCGGTGAACCTGTTGAAATACGAGACAATAAGTCTTGTATTGTTGATATTCTAGAAGATCCAAAAATGTCGTTCACTGAAGAAGAAATTACAAATGCTAATAATCTTATTGATACTATTAATGGTAAGTTAATGATTAAAAAGATGACTAATAACCTCAATAATTTTGAGCAAAACGTTGCTAAAGCATTAGCAGAGCCAAATGTTAATAAGTTTGCAGTAAGTATTATTGCTAGTTTACCACATAGTGTAGTAATTGACAAAAAGCGTGAAGCAGTTGAAGATAAAATGTCTGCACTAAAGCATAGTAGTATGTATTTTGGTAATCGTGGCAAACGATACGATATTAATGTAAAAGTACTAGATGTTAAGTTTATTCAAACTAGTGATGTTTATATGATTACTACAGTTTATGCTGAAAAGGATATTATTAAGTTTTGGTGGCGAGATCAACCGGATATTAGTGATATTATTTCGGATAAAACTATTAAAATTCGTGGTACAGTTAACAAACATGAGCTATCAAAGTACTCAAATGCCAAAGAAACCCTTGTAAATAGGGTAAAAATCCTACAAGTATAGCGGTTTATTTAAAAGGTTGACAGAATTCCCTTCCTAGTATATATTATACTTAACAATAACATTAAGTTATTATAATTAATAATAAAAAGGAGTTAAAATGCCAAAAACTAAAAAAACAAAAGCAGTGGGTACTAAATTTTTCAAAGAAGGTACTCAAAACCAAAGAATCCTAGCTAAATTCTGGGGTACAGGTAAATCTTTTACTATGGATGATCTAAGAGACAAATTAGACATCGCATCTCCGGGTGCAAGACTTTCTGAATTAAGAGATGAAGGTTTTAATGTAAGAGCAACGGCAGTTGAAAGTGGTGATGTTGGTAGAGCAACTAACGAATACACTATTTCTAAAAAAAGAGTATTAGTATAATACCTACTAAACTAGATTATTGGGCCCTTTTTCACATTGGGCCCAATTCTATGAATAAAAGATCAAATAAAAGGTTGACAAGTAAGATGTCTTACTGTATACTGTAAGTATAGTTAATAAAAAACAGGAGTTTAATAAATGGCACAAATGCAACTAAGAAAGTCTCGCAAGAATCGTAAAGGTGAGACAATTGTAGAAGTTCTTCCTAATAATGTGAAGGACAATCCAAACGAAACAGATAACCAGATTATCGAGCGTATGCGTGAGCGTTTTAGCATACTAGATGATATGACACAAGCCTCAATTGATGGTGTTGTGCGTGGTATGGTTGTAACAGGCCCTCCAGGAGTTGGTAAATCATTTGGTGTTGAACAAGTATTAGAAAAGAATAGTTTGTTTGATACACTAGCAGGTAACAAATTACGTTTTGAAGTTATCAAAGGTGCCTCAAGTGCAATTGGTTTGTACAAAGTACTTTACAATAACGCAGATAAGAATAGTGTTCTTGTGTTAGACGATTGTGATACAGTATTGTATGACGAGACAAGTCTTAACTTGCTTAAAGCAGCACTTGACTCTTGTAAAAAGCGTAAATTAAGTTGGAATACAGATAGTGCATTACTAAGACGAGAAGGTATTCCAGATACTTTTGAATTCCAAGGTAGTGTTATTTTTATTACTAACCTTAAGTTTGATAATGTGCGTGGTAAGATTAAAGATCACTTAGCAGCCATTATGTCAAGGTGTCATTACTTAGATCTTACAATGGATACAACTAGGGAGAAAGTTCTTAGATGTAAGCAGATTGTTGCAGATGGTATGCTTAATGAATATCAGTTTACTTCAGAAGAAGAAAATGATGTTATGGAATTTATGATCGATAACAAAGAAAAGATGCGTGAGATTAGTTTGCGTATGGTTACTAAACTTGCAGATCTTAAAAAGAGTTTTGGTGATGAAAAGTGGAAACGAACTGCTGAAGTCACTTGTATGCGTAGAGTATAAAAATAAAATTTAGAAAAAGCCCTTCGGGGCTTTTTTTATGACATAAATACAGGATGGAATTCGTAATCAAAGCAATCATAGGCGGGCTAGTTATCGCAGGTGTAGTAACAGCAGCCGAGCGTGGTAATCCAACCATGGGTGCGTTAATACTAGGAATACCATTGGGTAGTGTAATAAGTGTTATCTTTATGCATCTTAGTGGAGTACAACCAGAAGTGTTTGCCCAACTGGCAAAAGAAACAGTTTACTTTGTAGTTGTAAGTTTAGTTTTCTTTCCTATATTTGCATACATGGTATTACAAAATGGTTTTTGGATATCATTAATTGCATCAATTTCATTTACACTGTTTTGTCTTTATTTACTTTTAAAATATCTAACATAATCAAGCGTTCGAGCTTGACTTATCCCATACAATAGTGTATTATACTAATATGAAATGTAAAATTATTCTCAAAGACGAAGTTAACTGTAAGATAGAAGGTCTTGATGTTAGCACTCGTAGAAAATGTGAAAAAGAATTAAAGTTCTTTTTACCATATGCATTCCATGTGCCAGCATACAAGTTAGGCAGATGGGACGGATGTCAAAGTTATTTTTCAGTAGGTGGTGTTACATATACTAATCTGCTAGACAAAGTATTACCTATAATAGTTGAACAAGGCTATGAAATTGATATTGATGATCTAAGAAATATACACAACTTTGATTTTCCAATCGTAGACGAAACAACATTTCAAAATAGACTTTGGCCAGAAAAACATCAAATGGCAGGAGAGCCTATTACACTTCGTGACTATCAGATTGAAATTGTAAACAAGTTTTTAAATACACCGCATTGTTTACAAGAAATTGCCACTGGTGCAGGTAAAACATTAATTACTGCAGCACTTAGTGAGCGTGTAGAACAGTATGGAAGGTCAATAGTTATCGTGCCAAACAAAGACTTGGTAAGACAAACTGCTGATGATTATGCTAACTTAGGACTGGATGTTGGAGTTTACTTCGGCGACAAAAAACAAATAGGACATACCCATACTATATGTACATGGCAAAGTTTGAATAGTATTAGAAAGCGTTTCCGTGATGGACTTGATGAACTTAGTTTACACGAATTTACTGAAAATGTAACTTGTGTTATTGTAGACGAAGTACACCAAGCTAAAGCAGATGTGTTAAAAGATTTGTTAACAAAAGAATTTGCTCACATTCCATTGCGTTGGGGTCTAACAGGAACTATTCCTAAAGCAGATCATGAGAAGGTTAGTTTACAAGCGTGTTTAGGCGAAGTAACTAACAAACTTAGTGCAAGTGAACTACAAGACATGGATGTACTTAGTCAGTGTCATGTTAATGTTGTACAAATGAAAGAATTCGTAGAATATAATAATTACCAAAGCGAGCTAACATATCTTACTACAGATAAAGCTCGAATGGAATATGTGAGTGGATTAATTGAAAAGGTTTCTAAATCAGGAAATACACTTGTGTTAGTAGATAGAATCAAAGCCGGTGGATTGATTTGTGATAATCTTCCACAAGCAAACTTTGTTAGTGGCGCAATGAAGTCAACAGATCGTAAAGATCATTATGATGATATCAATGAAGGAACTAATCAAATTGTAGTAGCAACATATGGTGTTGCGGCAGTAGGAATCAATATACCACGCATCTTTAATTTGGTACTAATAGAACCGGGTAAAAGTTTTGTTAGAGTTATTCAAAGTATTGGTCGTGGAATACGTAAAGCTGAAGATAAGGATAATGTTCAAATATGGGATATTACCAGTTCAGCAAAATTCAGTAAAAAACACTTAACAGAGCGTAAGAAGTTTTATAAAGAAGCAAACTATCCATTTACGATTGATAAAGTAGATTGGCAATAAGGAATAAGTATGAAAATATTAACAGTTGAGAATGAAACGTATGAACTAGATGACATACCAGAAACAATAGACGATTTAAGATACAGCATTTTAGATTATAGTAATCCAGGACACATTGATTATTATTTTATTCCATTAGTGTTCTTAGAAAGTTTTTATGCACCTGCGGCAGTTATTCAAATAGGCGAGTATTCTATTACTATGCCATTAGATTGGAGCATTGTAATTTGTGATCCAGAGTGCGGTAATCCAGAAGTATTAAGTTTAATGAGTTTAAATGACAGA